CTCAGCCACCTCAACCTTTCGGTCAAGGTTTGGTACTCTAGACTATTTAAATCTTCTATCACAATGAAGCGATGAGCAGATATGAAGCAGTTGAAGAAGTCGTGAAGATAGATACTATTTGATTTACTAAGATTGTCTTGGGCATATAATGGTTGAAAATTAGACCAATTAAAGCATACTCGTTGGTCGGCTTCGTTCGTCAAGTCAAACTTGGATACCGGAAGGATATGGTCAAGGTGCCAATCGACACCATAGTTGTCCCACGACATCCCGTCCGCGAACTGAAACTCTATCCAACTCAAGAATGTATCACACGGCATACCGAGAACATTGAATGTCTTCTTGCCTTTTGTCGATACGAAGGAATGAAATCTCGTCCGTAGGTTTCGTGTCATCTTAAAGTTGATGTCATTTATCCTGCGTTGAGATATCCGTTCGTTATATCTTGATTTGTATGCTATTCTATAGGCCTTAATTCGTTCCTCATTAATTACTCTCTTTTCTTTGAGAGTATCCCAATTGCTCCGATAATATAGCGTGTTCCGTGCCTTTACCTTCTCAGGGTTGGCATCTTTGTATTTCTTATCCCACGCTTTTTTCTTATCGGGTTTCGTTGTATGATAAGCGATTTTATATGCTTTGTCACACAACTTACATCTGGCGAGAAATCCATCCCAACTCGCTTTCCTCTTAGTAAATTCATTAGTATCTTTTATTTCTTCACAACTACAACATTGCTTTGTAGTCATTTTTCTGGCTTTAGGGGGTTCCCGCAATTTAATAGTGTTGCGCGTTGATATTCGTATCACCTGGGACAAATGACACGATATATACCGACACACTAGCAAAAAACTTGTACCATAGCAGGTACCTGGAAGTCCAAACGGCTTTCCCACGCACAGGGTCCAGATGTGCGTGGCGTAATGCTTTTGCGCCCAATTGTGTCTAGGCGGATGTTCTGGCTGGCCTGGCTGGTGGTGGAGGGGGTGGCGGTCTCAGTGCCGGAGAACTGCAGCTGCTCGATCAGGTACTCGTGGGGCAGCTGGGCGAAGCGGGTGCGCTCCTGGGTGTCCAGGAAGATGTAGTCAACCCACACGGACATCTGGGGGGCGGTGATGGTGCCGGGGGCGGTGCCGAAGGTGTTCACGTTCAGACCGTTGACCTGGGAAGCCAGGGTGAAGTAGAGCTTGACCTCGTGGTACTGGAGGGCAATCAGGGGGAGGGCCAGGCCAGGGGTCTGGTTGAAGAAGAAGATCAGGGGGACGTAGAAACGCTTGACGACGGGGGAGGCAGAGTTCAGGGAGTTCTCGCCGTCCACGAAGTCAGTCATACGACGGTAGTTGATACGGTCGTCGTTCATGCGGAACAGGGAGTCGTAAGTGCGGAACCAGTCGTTGTAGTGCTTGTCAATGCGCTGGCCACCGATCTCGAGCTCCACATCCTGCAGCAGCTGCTCGGCGGGGTAGAAGGTGCTGTTGGCACCGGTGACGTTCTTGTACAGCACGAACTCAACCACGATGTCAGTGATCAGATCACCGTTACGGGAGATCTGGGTGGACACCTTATTACCGAATCCAACACTGCCGTTGATGGTCTGCTGGATAGACTCAATGGCAAAATTTGTGTAGCGGCGGTACACCGTCTTGAAAAAAGTAATCTGGGGGTTACCGGTGAGGTACACGTCCTGAGCACCATACGCAACGAGCTGACTTAAGCCTCCTGCCATGTTTGATATTATTACAAAATATTTTTTTTTTGGAAATAAACGCGACGCCGTTGACGTAACATAGTTTTCTCACAAATATTATCACTTTATTCATTTATTGTATTTTTTGCCAGAAAGTCCCAGACTTTTCTTGTGTCTACTAATGACACATTGACTGACGCCAAAATACTCACTCAGCTTTCCTACACTTCCTTTGAATTCATCGTTCATCTCAATCAGTTCTTCGTCAGTAAACTTGCGCATATGAGCGTGAGACTTTCTTGCTTTCTCTCGTTCTTCTTCTTTCTCATACCTCTCCTTATGAGTTCTAGACAACTTACTGTGATAGTTTTCGTCACTCCATCGTTCCATCATATGGCTACTTTGGTCCTCACTGCGTTTTTGTCTCCATTCTCGGTCTTCCCATTGTTTCTTCATCAAATCACTTTGGGCGTCTCTTGCTTCCTTAGTCCAGAACTCATCTAGACTTTGTCTCATAGCTTCTATAAAATTCGGGTCTTCTCGTAGTTTCTTCATCACCATACTTTTGGCTTCTCTAAACTCAGGAGTATCACATACTATTTTCATTCTCTCGCTTTGAGCTTCTTTTGCTTCGCCACACCACTCATTGTTATCACCACCTCTCGTCAAGTTATATCCATCTGGCACAAGAGTTCCCAGAGTGTCTATGTAATGCGTCTCTAATCTATTCGCTTCTTCTAGAGTGAGATCTGTCAGGAGTATCTCTATCTTGGCATTCTCCCAGCCATATGTTTTTATAGCATTGATGAGATATCTACAACCAGAGTAAGGTTTTATGTGTTTTGAAAATCTGTGATATGTGTCATTCGTCTGCCCTACATATTTCTTATCATTTAGAGTAATCAAGTATAACCCATACAAATGCTGGTCAATTGTCCCACGATTACGACCATCAAAGTGTTCAAACATCATTTACAATTACAACGATTTTGTTATTACATACTCCGGTGTGTCAATATGTGGGCATAATCATATTGACACCTTGTATAACATAACTACTCTTTTCATCTTGTAAACAAATGTCTTTCTCCAAGACGCTCGAAGATGTTGTGAACGGAGCGAAGAAGCTCGAAGATTTCACGAACATCATCGTTTCGAGCGCGATAGAAGATATTCTGCTTAGGATTTCGAGAGATTACGGCCTAGACTTTACAAAACTCGTCGATGATTACAAGGATGATGTATTGGATAAGCACGCTCTTCTAGGATCTGGAGGAACGAAATGCAAAGGTTTCACGTCGACGAATAAGCCATGCGGACGAAAAGCGGTTTGTAGAGGATACTGCAGAGGGCATGTCGAACAAGGAGTGGCCAAGCAATCTCTGGACAACAAGGGAGTACATTATTCTACTACGACGATCAAAAAAGGAGCTGATGATTCCATTTTGAACGTTCTTAGCAAATTGGGAGCTGATGTATCTGTGGCAAATCATATGATATCAAAATCCGACACGTTTAACGTCTGCTAGAGCTTTTCGACCAGTGAGTATAGCTGCGATAACGAGTGTCAGTTCCGGAGGCATGTGCAAGTTTGAAAATTTTGGTCCTCCTGACAAATAAGCCGCTTTTCGAATCATATTTACGACTTCATATTATGTTAAAATATATTTAACGACGGCGACTGGGACTCTTGGAACGAGCGCGCTTGGCAGAGCCAGTGGCAGGTGCTAATTTCTTACCGCCTGCGCCGCGCACGAACTCGCCGCCCTGGGGTCCCTTGAAGATAATGCGACCCTTGGCATCTTTGCGGCCGGTAGGCTTGTTCTTGGGCATGTTCTTGGGAGCCATTGTGTGTATATTCATATCAAATATTTTTTTTTCAAAACTCAGGATTTAGTGTATATCGGGTTTGATTAATATCCTATATATTTACTCCATCTGCTTCTTGGCCTCCACCTTGATGAACTTGGCCACAGATTGTTTGGAGATCAGGACGGGCTTGCCGGCGATCATAACTTGCTTAGGAGGGTTCAGAGTCTTGACTTCGCCTTTGTAAATGCGGCGTTTGTCGTGCTCGCCGGTCTCGCGCAGGATGATGTCAGTCACACCACGAGTGGCGGCCTTCTTTGCGGCTATGCCGGGAGTTGCACCGATGAATGTACCGAGAGCCTTGCCAGCGTCGTTCTCCAGGATGTAAGTCTTCTTGACGGGGGCCATTGAGGATATATTTATACTCAATATATTTTTCCGGCGAAAATAACGAATTTACCCTAACAGTTTTTCCAGGTCGTCGGAGCCGCCAATGAGTTTGGTTCCTTTATACACACGAGGGAAGGTCGTGATACTCGGAACTCTCAGTTTTTTCTGCTTAATTTTTGTTTTCAAGTCGTCCTGGTCTTTACACACAACTTTTGTAAACGCCATCTTATGCTTACGAAGGTTCGCCAATGCTTTTTTACAAAATGGGCATCCAGGCTTTACAAAGATCACAAACATATATATACTAATCCCGATAAATTATTTAACGAGATATTCTAAAGTGTCTCCATCTGCGTGCTTGTGAGTTTTCAGTAGTTTCCATCCTGGGTTTACGATTTGCCCAGGTAGGACTCTGAGTTTTCCTACGAGACCGATGGGAGACCACTCAGAGCGATTTTCTCTAGATGTATAAT